ATATCGATCTCCTTGAAATAGCTTGGGCCTGAAATGATTTTGTCGAACCAAAAAATATTGGTGTTTGAAGCTGTTTGCGTAAGCATCGTTTTCCCTATCCCTGCGGCCCTAATCAAGCCGCCATCTGAATGTCCCGAAAAACCCTCAAAAATACCCCCGGGCAAGTCTTATCAATCGTGTACCAATGCCAGCATATCTGGCATATCAACAGGTAACCCCAAATAGACCGCCAGGCGCGCTGCGGCATCCATACAACCACGAACGACCTCAACCCTATAGTCGCCACTGACCAATGTGACGATCATGCGCTCCTGAGCCTCTGACAGCTTTCCTGTAGACGTTTTCATCTCAAGAAAAAGTCCATGGTAGCCGTCACGCGCCACCGCGCAAAAAATATCCGGAACGCCAGGTTCCTGACCTTCCATTTTCATCCTGGCCGCCGTGCGGCCGTCTCGATACCCACCATTCGGGATGGAGAACACGCGACTGAATTCCGGATGCTGCGCTCTGTGCTTTTTCACCCAGGCAAAAAACCGGGCTTGCTCGAGAGATTCTGAAACAGGATTCATTTTCACACCTCACTCATGGGTTGCAGGGTAGTGTCTTTACTGTCACATATTTTTTATGGTATTTTTCGACGCTGTATTTCTAATAATTCCTTATATATATATTAAAAAAAAATAGTGTCTATGTCACTAGTAGAGAATATATATAAATATGATCTAGAAGCCCTCTCCTCTTTCCCTTTAGGGGTGCGACACTGTTTTGGTGACATTCTATCCATAAGTATCTGCTTTCAATAAAAATATGGTTACATAGCCTAAGCCATAGAGTCGGTGACGCTATTTTGGGATGAAATAATATTTAACCTGCCTGCCATTGGTGGCCTTGAATTCATCCAGCCCGATTTCTTCAGCCATCAGCAATGAATCGATCAGCGTTTCGAGTTCACGTTTGCATAACCCCCTGGCACAGTTGCGCTGGATATCCCGCATGGTTGCTCCCAGGTATGGTTCCTTCGTGTTTCCGGTTTTACTGATCATGACCTGCTGGATGTATCTGACGAGCTTTTGTTTCCACCGATGGGTATCGTTGTCGGCTATATTCGAATGCACCTGGGACACGGTGTTATCGGTCACAAAATCAACCGTCGCCCAGGCCCATTTTACCGAGTCAATGGAGATCCTGGTCACCTTGTCGCAATCGGTCGATACCGCATGGATCAGAGCCAGCTTTGCCGCATGCTCTGCGCATCGTCCATAAATCGAAGATACACCATTGTCTTTGTGCTGGTTTTTCAGGTTGTGGTATTTGATGGCGTGCTTTTGGAAAAATTCTTTTGCATCATCGGTTTGCGGGATGATCTTCGGCTTTGGAATCCTTTCAAGGTTCCCGGAATGCGGCTGCAGTTCGTTTTTGATACCCCAAAGGCGGTTGATCTTCTCAACCAACATTGGGCTTTCGTTAAAAGCCAGGATGGCCTTCGGCAGCTTGGCATCGTGCCGTGATTCAAAGATCATTACCCTGGCCAGAAAACCGTCCAACACCTCACCCGGCGTCAACGACTCCCAAAACCTTTCAGGAGTGGATGCACCATAAAAGGCTAGGTGGCTCCATGGCACCACGATCGAATCGCCGCTGGCATAAGTCTTCATTTCGGGACGATCGGTTCCAGAAAAGAGTTTGGTCAGGATACGGGGCACATCGGCCGCCGCATGGTCGGGACGCTTGAGCCCGGTCAATACCATGCCGATCTCATCAAGCATCATCATGCAGGCACGGTTTTTATCACCAGACAGGTGCTTCAGTATGGCCACCGATGAAGTCAGCTCTGTAGGGCCTAAGATTTGATTTGCGTCTGTCCTTAAAAGCAGTTGTGGGATGGTACCGAATGGTGCGTTTTTTCCTGAGCCGGAATATCCAAGGGTGATGCAGTACATGTTCGTCCGCAGTCCGGTTTCGGTCATCACTTTCTGACCGGCCACGCTGCCGATCGTCGTGATGGCCGCGGCCAGATTGAACAGCGGGATAGAGACAGGCGAATTCGTGCGGATATAGTCTGAGATTTCCTGTAGCATGCCGCCCGGCTTTAAGATCTCCGGCGGGATATCGCAGCATGTCGTATCGATCGGGCATCCTGGGGTAAGATCGGTGTTGACGTGTTCAACAATGCTCGGCTCGTACCGCCAAGCCTGCTGCAGTTTTTGGAGTGCTTCTTTTTCTGGAAAGGGCGGACTGCATCGACCGGCCAGCTCGCGGATGATGATCCAAGCCTCTTGCTCGGTAATGTTTTTGGCGCGTAGCCGGCAGGCCTCGCGAAACAGCATAACGTCTCGCTCACCTTCCGGCACACCTGATGCCAGGGCCTCAGTATCGACCGCCTGTGATACCTTCGATAGATCAATGTTGATGTTGCCTTTTGATGGTTGAGGAGGCTGGGCCACACCGATGGGCCTGGTGATAGTCGGCGCATGCTCGGCCAGATCATCCCAGCCGCCCATAATCATTTGCCATTTATACTCATGTCCCGACTGATGCTTGGACGGCGGCGCCACGATATACCCGCCTTCGCCGCGCACATCTACCTCGGGCGCCAGGCGGACAGAATTCTTGATGGTAGCGCCCGGCGGGATGCGATAGATGGCATGCAGCCCTTTGGCCGTAATGGAGTATACGCCGGTCTTAGGTAGGTTGGCCGTCATCCATTCGATGCCGGTCGGGCCGTCCGCATCAACCACCCAAACTCCCGATATCGATCCAGTGATAATGGCCACGTTTGCGTTGGGCCATATGTCCCACCATCGCTCTACCTCATCGACGGTCGGAAGGCGCTTTGTGTACTCGGTCCATTTGGTATAGGGTCGCTTATCCGCACGGTTGACCGGGATAATTGAAAATCCGCGGTCGAGGTATTCAAGAGCAGCATCCAGAATCATGCTTTTTCCGTTCGTTGTTGTGCAGGTAGTTGTTGTGCATGCCGAAGTTTTGCAGGCCGATCATCAAGTTCGGGTCTGGTATCCAAAGTGTGCAGAATCGAAAGAAGGCTGAAAATGGCGCCGGCCAGGTGATGCTTCTTGATGCCCAGTTTTTCGGCATCAAGGTCAAAGTCCTGTCCGCCATAAAAGAAATCAGACATATGTCTTTCGGCAGCGTCCATCAGGTCGGATACCCAAAATCCATCACGCCATGACTCGCGCTTGTATTTAAGCACGCCCTCTTCGTAGGCTGGGCAGACGTGCTTCATCATAACATCGAGCGGCAGTAGCGACGGCCTTGGCTTTCCTTCCTTGCGGTTGTTCTTGGGTGCTATCTTAATTTCATCCATTTGGTGCCCTCTATCGTCAACGCTCGTTTAAAGTGTGATTTGCTCCAGTTCAACCGGATCAACCCTACGCTCCTTTGAATCGAACTCAACCCACTGAGGACAGCCGACACCCCATTGCATGATCTCCACAACGTGCTCAGGATGCCGGCAGACCTTCTTCAGCCCTTTGAACGCGAAGTAACGACAGGTTCCACAAACTTGACTGCTCACGGTGTTTTCCTCCGGATACCAGCAATAGGTTCGATGTTTGCACCACTCGCACTCTCTTGACTCCATTTTGAACGGACGGGCAAACGGCTCGTTGGCGTAAATGATTAGTGTGGCCCGATCGTTGAGCGTTTGAAATTCAGAACGGTTGAAATAGATACGCTCAAAATAGATCGCCGAATCCTCCTTGCACTGAATGGCCATCAAGGCGCGATCAAGGCCCGAATACCCCATGTAGCACTGGCATTGGCAATAATACTTCGGCTGAGTGGCGCGCACACCACCTTGACGGAAAGCGTCGAATGAGCGCCGGTTGGCAGACTTACATTCAAGGATATGTGGCTCCTGGGTGATTCCATGAATGATGCCGTCGCAATGGCCGCCGAAGTGTCCGCCTATTGCGTTGAAGGACAACTGCTGATCGGTGACCGCATACCCGGCCTTATTGAGAAAGTGAACCAACTCGGATTCAATGAGATCGCCGAAACGGAAGAGCATGATCACGCGACCTTCGAGCGGCACGGTCGGAAAGCTGCGAAACGAATACCATAGCGCCCGGTCACACTCGCCGCCGATCTCAGACATGCCAAGATAGTGCCGCACATCTCTATCGCGTGGCCTGGCCGCCGCCTCGTAAACTTCGTTCAGCACGCGGAGGCACGCCTTGTCTTGTGTTGCTGGTATTACTGCCATAAAACCTCCTCCTTATTCCGTCAAAACGGTATCTCTTCCATTGGCAAAGACTCATTCCACGGCGCCACACGCCACCGGATGACATTCCAGAACTTGTCCTTCAGCCTGATTTCAACCCTTGCCGGGATGCTCATCACCACCTCGCCGGCGCGCTCTTCCGCCTCGGCGACTGATTCCGGCGGATCGTTGCCGACCAGCGAGGCCCATAACCTTTTCGCCCGACCGCATGCCCAATCGTTGTTGCCGTCGAAGTCAAGAAACTCGTTGACCCATATCGTATTTATTGACTCATCGGATTGGCATGTCATGGAAAGCCGCATCATGCGGTTTCCAGCCTTGCTGGTGTACTCTTTGAAGTTCGCTTCGATGACGTTGACCACCTTCGGCGCCGGCGCTTTGCTCCACTGCACCGATCGCATTTCGACGGTGCCGTTTTGCTCTGCGACCTCGATCGGCCAGCAATACCCGCAGGCCCGGCACTCCCTGGCCCCGATCGGAACAAGCTCAAAGCATTTTGGGCATACCTTCAAAATAGCCTCGGCCTTGCCAGCACGCCCCGGGATAGAGATCTTCGGACTATTCGGGTCGCCGTGCTCTGAGCAGTTGTTCGACAGGTCGAGTACCAGAACGTCGGCCTTGCCAGAATGAGGACGAAGGCCGCGGCCGACCATCTGCACATAGAGCGCCGCTGATTTTGTCGGCCGGCACATGACGACGCAATCCACCGCCGGGCTGTCCCAGCCTTCGGTCAGCACACCCACGTTCGCCAGAATGCGAATCCGGCCGGCGTCGAATTCGCGCAGGATCATGTCGCGCTGCCCCATGGGCATCTCAGAATGAATGGCAGCTGCCACAAAACCGGCTGATAAAAACGCTGCGGTAATTTTTTTCGCGTGTTCAATGGTGACGCAGAACACCACCACATGCCGCCGCTCGGCAGCATATGTTTGCACCGCATGCACCGCGCTTCCGACATGCTCGATGCGACTCATCACATCTGACAGTTCGCCAATATTAAAGTCTCCGGCGACCTTCACACGGTTTAGGTCCGAACTGATGTTCTTTGCTTCTTTGGCCCGATATTGGCACAGGAAGCCATCTTTTTGCAGATCTGAAATTCCAATGCGGTAGTTAAGAGATTCGAACAGATTATCGTTGTCCGGACGCTTGACCGGGCCGTAAATGTAGCCATGACCCAGGCGGAAAGGCGTTGCTGTGAAACCAAGGATGCGTACCTCCTTGTTATACCGCTTCATGCAGGCGATCCATTCCTGGTACTGGCTCTTCTTATTGACCGGCGGCATCCGATGGACTTCATCGACAATGATCAGGTCGAATGGTGGCGTTTCTTCCAACCGGCGCGCAAGCGTCTGGACAGATCCGATCACGACAGGCTTGTCGATGTCTACCAGCTCCCCCGTTGATGCGCAGGCGATCCCAATCGGTGCTTCAGGCCAGGTTTTGAGCAGCTTGTCTTGCGCCTGCATGATCAATTCCCTTCGGTGCGCCAGAATACCGATCTTGATATTGGGCCATTCGGCGAGCAGCTTTTTGATCAGGCTGCAAAAAATGATTGTCTTACCAGCCCCGGTTGCCGCCATTATTAAAATATGTTGCTGGGCCGGGATGGCCTGGAGGATAACCTCCAGGCACTCGGCTTGATACGGACGCAGAATCATGCTTTCTCCCAAGGCATGCGCGGTTTGGTGGCGGCCGGCGCCGCCGTAGGCTGTTGAGCGGGAGCGCTAACAGGCGGAGCACTGGCCCCGGCCGTCATGGGCGGCGCCGTGCCGTCGATCGGCTTGAACGCGCTGATTGCGTTCTTCGGCTCGTACTGCCCAGTTTCGTCGGTTTCGAGCTTCAGCCGTACCATGCATTCCAGGCCATGAAGCTCTTCGGTGTCAGCGATAAAGTTCGGGTTTTTGTGACCGCAAGCGATGGCCATCCCTTTTAGTCGCTTCATGCTGATCTCGTTGGACAGGCTCATGCGGTCCCACACACGGTTCGGCTTACCGACGATCCCGAACGTCCAGTTGATGTAATTGCCCTTCGGACCCTCCTTGATTTCTGAACTCTCCACGCGGGCCCGATACCACCCCGGGGGTAGGGTCTCAAATCCGATTTGGCCTTCTACGTTTGAAAGATTTGCATTGAGTTGCGCCATGGTAGTAATCCTCCTGTAATTGATTTGCGGTTAAGATAAAATTCGTTTTTTGATAGAAAGCAGATTCGGCTTTTCGATCGTTGCCAGCTTACCTGAACGATCTTTAGCCGGGTACTCGTTGACCGGCTGGGTATAGAGCACGCGATGCTCGCCGCCTTGGGCGTCCTGCATCAGCCGCATATAGAACACCTCGTCAAAAAAGCTCGGCAGCTTTTCCTTGAGTCCTTTTCCTACGACATCCGGAGATGCGAAACGCCGGTTGCTGTCGTCCTTGTCGATTGTTTCCAGGCAGGTGAACACCACGTTATATGGCCGCAGGTCGCGGAAGTCTTTCACGGTCCTGATCATGGTATCGCTGTAGTCATCCCAGCGTTTAAAGGTTTTCTGAGCGTCAGGGTATTTCTCGCGCATGACCGAATCGCATCGCTGACTGATCTCGGTCAGGCTGTCGATAAACACCCAGGCATAACGCTCTTTCATCTCGGGAGTGCTGGCCAGCAAGGCATAGGCCTCTTTGAATTCCTGTAGACTTCCGATTTCGTACCCCTCGACCAGGCCGGCCTTGACCAGATCGCGCACGGCCAGCAGGCCTGATTCAGCCGACAGCACACACGCCTTTTCACCTGTCTCGTGTACCTGTTCCCATTTTCCATCGACGTACTCCTGCCCGAGGACAGTCCGGATCAGGCTCGTCTTGCCAAGCCCATACCGTCCGACGACAAGCGCGCAGATACGTTCTACGGATTCTTCACCAATTGGCTTTAACATTTCCCCTCCTCTTGAATCGGCTCATAAGTCACGGTCGGCGCCCCGGGCGTGACCGTTCGCGCCCAGGAAACAGCCTTTTCCAACTCTTCCGAACGGCTGATGGCTGCATCCAGCTTTTTGTTGTCCGGCTTGTATTCGGTTTTGAAACACCCCGCGGCCGTTGGAATTAGGCTGATGATCTGCTGGATTTTGGCCTGATCCCATTTCACGTTGTCCCGCAGGGACAACGTGACAGTGAAGCCCCCACCAACCAGATGGCCGGTTTTGCTTCCGTCCTTGAATTCGGCTTGCTGCGCGATTTCCTGATTGATTTTGCGTAGCTTTTCTGTGGCCTTTTCAATGTACGCCTTGATTGTGGCGCCTTCCTTAATTAGTTCTTCGATGTTCACTGTTTTCCTCCTTTTTGTTTTAAATCACAACCCTTCGTGCTTGCGGTCTTCGCAATAAATCTGAAGCAGAGCGCCGGCCATGCACGCCACGCGCTTCTTGGTCAGTGCCTTGTCCGGCGTGGCCCTCTTGGCTTTTTCGACGATGGCCGCGTAGGTCTCGTCGCCCACTATGGCTTGTATTTTTCTCATGCTTTTCTCCCCCTTATTTATTTTGCCACCCGCCCCGGCTTTCACGAACCGGGGAGACGCTGCAAGTTTCCCTATTACCAAGCTTCCACGCCTATGGCCGGGCGGCGTAACTGCTTAATCTCTTCCGTTAACTTCACGGCAAGACTTTTCGCGCTCTTCATCGCACCGACACTCGAAATCGCAAGCCGCCGATATTCGCATCAAGCACATAATTGCAACCGCGACTATGCCGCCGATAAC